CTACTCTTTCGAATCCGCAAGGAGCTTATCCAGAACACCTTCCAGCTGTTCGGCAGTCCGCTGCTTCTCCCCTTTTATCAGGTGGGCATAGATGCCGTAAGTATCCATCTGTCGGGAATGTCCGACCAACGATTTCACCGTGCCTTCCGGCAGAGTCTTGGCCATCGAGACAAAAGTATGCCGTAGATTGTAGGGTGGGACGTACTCAATACCATTTGCCTCGCAATAGCGCTTCCAGCAATGGCGATAGGTGCTCTCTGCCTCAATGGGAAAGACGAATTCCTCCCCTCCTGTCAACTCGCGCTGCGCCTCGAGTATCTCTTTTGCCTGTGAGGTCAGCGCGAAGGAACGCAAGGCATTGCTGTTTTTGCCTCGAGTTTTCTCACCGTGGACGTTTATCGCGCCGTGGATCATCACCATATCGCCCTGAATGTCAGCCCACCGCAGAGCGATGAGTTCCCCCGGGCGCAATCCCGTGACGAAGCTGAGCCGGTAGGCGTTGATGTACGGGTCCGGGACTCTTTTCCCCCGCCAGAGCGTGGTATCCACGGCGAACAGCACCCGCAGCGCATCCGGCTGCAATATCTTCTTTTCTTCAGAACGGGCGCCTTTGGGAACGTGCAGCTCTTCCGGGTGAAACGTCGAGAGCTTGCCCAGCCGCAGCCATTTGCAGAATGCCCGCAGGTCAGCGCACAGGCTCATCAGCGTCTTTTTACTCAGTCCAGCAGCGAAGGCTTTGTTCACCACCGCCTGCAGCATCTGCTCGTTCAGGTTCGCTACCTGCTTTTTGCCGAGGTCGGGCTGTACCCATGTCCGCCAGCGGCTCTCGATAGGCTTCCAGTTCGACTGGCTGGTGGTCATTTTCACTTCGGCGATCCAGTTCACATAGGCCGTCTCTACCAGCAGGCGGGTGCTCGAAATTCCCTCATCCAGCCACAGATCAGCCTTGTGGTTTGCCTCTCGCTGGCCGGTGCGGCCCGGCTTTGCGCTGGTGAAGGTCTTGCGCACACCGTCCTTTTGTACTTTAATCTGCCAGCGGTTCTGATTCGGAAGCCAGACAGCGGTATTGACTCGCTTTCCCATAAAAATACACCTCCATATGGGTACACTTTGACAAGCCTGCCCGGAGGTGGTACAATACAGTTGTCTTAGGGCTGTATTGTTCCTCGTGAACAAGCTGTTCTTGGAAACGCTCTCGGTGCGCCAACACCGGGGGCGTTTTTTATTTTTGAGCCAGATCAAACAGATATGCGCTTGCTTCTCCAAGCTCAGACTTCTGGCCGTCTGTCATGTAAGGCAAATATGGTTCAAATGCCTGATGATATTTTTCTGCCCAGTTCTGTTTTGCCTTTGCTGTTTTCAGACTCTCGATTTTTGCCTGATACTTTTCTTCCGTTCGATGAATGATTTCCTTTACAGCATCATCTCGGAAGCCAAGGCTGCGATACGTCTTCAAATCATCAGTAGTGCTTACCTGTGCACCGTACTTTTTGCACTTTTCAAGTTCCATCAAGCGTCCAACGCAAAAGTCATATCTTGTAAAAAAGGTGGCCGGTTCCGTGGTCGTCTGAAGGATTTTAGCGCTTTCCTGAGCCTGCTTCAGAAACTGTGGAGCCAAGACCTTTGCATTCGCGCGAGAATCAACAAGGCCAGCCTGCCCCATCCATTCAGGATTGGGATTATAGACCGATTCGAGTAGTCCTTCGCATTTATCACTATCTTGAGAACGAAATTCCTTTGCTCCCGCGATTCCTCCATATATAACGCAAAGAATTAGAAGAGAAACCCCATATGCTATAAATCCAAAAATGAGTGAAACCAGAAATCCGCCATCTTTGAGATCGGCAAGAAAAACCAGCACTCCAATCAGAGCACAGACAACAGTCACTGGCTGTGGGATACTAGTGTACTTCGTTTCAAACTCAGGTTCATCCATATGTGATTTCCGGGATGCTTTTGGGATTGATTTTGCTGTAGACTTACTACTAAATGCCACACGCGAAACAGAATGTGCCAATCGATTCATGCTTCGGTCAAACGATTTCGCAGCACTCGCATATTTTTTTGAATATCCAACCTTGTTCTTTCTCGACATATCAAGTTCCTCTTTACCATTTATCGGAACACCTTCCGGCACTCCACAACCAGTCCTGCAATTCGCACCGGCATCTTCTTCAGATCATAAATCTGCGGCTGATGCACCGGATTAAAGCTTTTCGGGGTCAGGATCACGAGATCTCCTTCCCTGCGGAAGTATTTTACAGTCGCTTCGTTGCCGTTGACCATCACCACAGACAACTGGCCGTTTTCCACTTCCGGTTGTTCACGTACCAGGATCTGGTCGCCATCATCCATGCCGGCAGCATTCATGCTGTCCCCGCGAATGTTCAACCAGAAATACTTTGCACCGTCTGTCTGCCGGATGGGAATGTAATCTTCAATGTTTTCCTCGGCATACATCGGCATCCCTGCACGGACAGTGCCCAACAGCGGGGCAACGTTTTGGGCATTATAAGGCGTGGCTCCCGCTGGAAGTTCTTTATCAGCGCTATCCCCTGTCATAATAAAACTCGGGGTGGTTTTTAGTGCCTTCGCATAAGCTGCAATGCGGTCACGCCGCATATTAGCAATTTCACCGCTTTCCCAGCGGGAGACTGTTGCTTCTGATACGTCTACCAGCTCTGCGATTTCCTTTTGCGTTAACCCAAGAGCTTTTCGTCGGTCAGCTAAGTAATTCCCCATGATCTGATGCTCCTTTCTGCCTTTATTATATCATTATATTGCGTTTTTGCAATGTGTTTTTGCAATTTCCCAAAGAAAACTTGCATTTTCGTATTGACTTACGTATACGCAAGAGTTATACTGTTCTTGCGCAAAGGAGGTGAGCAAATGTTCAACCGCGATTTATTCCGTGCCAAATGTATCGAGCATGGCATAAGAACTCAAGATGCAGCCCAGATTATGGGCATCAATCCGGCAACTCTGTCCCGTAAAATGGGTGGTCAGTCCGACTTCACCCGAAACGAGATTCAGTTGTTCCGGGCCGCACTGCATCTTACTCCGCAGGAGACCGATGCTATTTTTTTCGCGTAAACTTACGTTTACGCAATATCAGTGAAAGGAGGTGAAGAAGATGCGAAAGTCTGATTCCACTGAAAAGATTGCACTGGAACTGTTGGAACAACTGAAAGGTCGCGACCTGCTGTTCGCAGAAGCGATGGATGTCGCAAAAGAACTTGAACACCAGATTGTTTTGGAATGCAAGGCCAGAGTGCTGTAATGAAAATGCCGGTCTGCACTGCGAATGCAAGACCGGCAAACGTCACATTATCAATCGCGCTTTACGCCGTTGACAACGCAACCCGGATGGAGAACCGCCGTATCGGGAACGCCCAGCGGACACTCTACGGTGCCATAGACATCCAATCGACCACGAGCTTGAATTACGGGTGCATCCAGTGTGCCACGGATTTCAACTGTGGCTCCCTCTTTGATCAGAAGATCGCCATGCATGATGCCATTCACTGCAAATTTTGCTGGTCCCATTACAATTACCGAGCCAGTCAAAATTCCTTGAACATCTGCGTTGCCGTATTTTCCCGAAACGACAAGATCGTCCGTCTGCACACCAAGGACTACGTAATTATGATTAACTTCCACCATTTAGCTCACCTCCCTTCTCAGTTCAAGTATACCGCAGGAGGGAGCCACCCACAAGGAGGCACAAAACCACCATGAAGACCTACAATCATTCATCCCCCGTTCCCGGCACCTTCCGGCGCAATCCCTACTGGAAGCTGCAGGCGCTCTTCCGGGAACGCGGCTTCCACGACTACGAAGTCGCCGCCGCTCTCGGTACCAGCCCCCAGTGCCTGAGTCGCCGCATTCGTGGCGCGGCCACTTGGCCCAGCGACGAGGTCGTCGCTATCTGCAAGATCGTCGGCATCCCGCAGGAGCAGATCGGCTACTACTTCTTCCCCGATGTTGAACCCGAAGGCAAAAAGGAGGCATCCGCATGAGAATCAAATCTGGCGTCTGGTACTGGCTGGCGGTGGCCAGCGGTGCCGTCGGGATGCTGTACGCACTTGGCTTTGCAGGCAGCATCGAAGCCCTCGGTGTCATCTCCGACACCGACTTCATCACCGCGATGGTGCTGCTGTTGTTGGCGCTGTTCTTCGTCCAGCTGGGCGACCATGCCGCAGAGCGCGAAGTGCAGCGCCGCAAGCACATCGACCGCCGCCACGCCCGCACCGAAGAGCCGGAGTACCGGCAGAACCGGAGGGACGCATGAACGCAAAAAGCCCGTCGGTGCTGGAACACCGGCGAGCCTGCAAAGGGATGATGGTTTGAACCCCCATCACCCCGAAGGATAACACACTTTGGAGGTTTTAGCAAGAGATGAAAGGTATTCTTATCGAGCCGGGCAAAGACCCGGTCGTGACTACCCTGCCGGACACACTGCAGGGCATGGAGGCGCTTTTGCAGTGTCCCTGCGAGCAGAAAGTTCTGCCCCGCACCCCGGCGGTGCTGGTGTACGCCATCTACGGCAAGGGCCTGAACCGTACTTATCGCGGCCAGCCCATCTATGGTACTATCCTCTGCTACGGCTGGAGAAATAACCGCTTCCAGCCCCTGAACAAAGACCTGCAGGCCGAGATGCTGGACCGCCTGAAGGACACGGAGGTGAGAGTGTGACTACCTATATCTGCAAGTGTGGGCAGAGAGTGCAGAAATCCAGCAGCGCCGACAATACCGGCAATCGTCTGGAAGGATACGGCCCGGGCCATGAATGCTATGGCTGTCCCTACGCCATGACATGGGGTGGCAACAAGTGGGACGAGGCTGCCAAGCGTTTCGTGCAGGATATTAAGGGCTACGAATGTCGGACGAGCAGAACGCTCTCATATGACTCCCACTTTATCGGCTCGACCGAAGACAAATGCACCTGCTCTGTGGTCAGCCTGGATTTTGACTTCCTGGAACAGATCAGTGCATGGGTCAAAGATACTTTCCCTCTGGGCGAACTCACTGGCGGCTTTTCTCGAGACGAGATTCGCCCCACTGATTACTCCCACAATGGCCGCTACTGCTGTACATTCGTCTGCGCTTCCAACAAAAAGGGCATTGCTGCCAAGGCAGCTTTGTTCGCCCGATTTTTTGATCCGGATGGAAGCCGCAAGGACATGACCCCACAGCAGGAAATGGAAAAGATCCTGGCTGACATCAGAAAATGCACACAAGAGCCCCCGGCGGCGGAGGATGCGGCCGTGGCTGCGCTACCCCCTGCAGAGGCTGCCGCACCAGGGTTTGACTTCGGCGCAGACGCTCAGACCAACGCTCTGCTGCTGCAGGACGCTCAGACCTTTATCACCGGCAACATGGCCCGCATCATGGCCGCAAAACACGCCCACGACCTTACCGCCAACCACTATAAAGGCAGTTGGGGCAGGTGGTGCGCTGCCGTCGGCATCAGCCGGGACACCGGCGACAATATGGTGAGAGTTGCCGAACAGTTCGGCAACATCGAAATCGAGGGCAAGCCCATTCTGGACGTTCAGCCCTTGAAGCTGCTTTACGCTGCCGCCAAGCCCTCCACCCCGCAGGAGGTCAAAGAGGCAGTTTTCTCCGGAGATATTACTACTTATAAAGAATATCAGGACGTCATGGCTCAGCTCAAGGCCGAACAGGAGCGGGCCGCTGCGGCTGAAGCCCGGGAAGAGGAAGCATGGAAGATGCAGACCAAGGCCGAGCAGCGTGCCAAAACCGCCGAGAGCCAGCTGGAAGGCTCCCGTCAGGTAGCCGAAGCGGCCAAGCGTCGGGCCGACAAGTGGAGATCCGAGGCCGAAGCTGCCCGGAAGCAGCCCATCGTAGCTGTGGTGGACAAGGACGAAGTCGTCCGGCAGGCAAAAGAGATGGCCGACGGCATGACAGCCGACCTCAAGGCTCAGCTCGACCAGACGGCGGCTAATGCTGAGGCCGACGCCCGCGACGCCTACGACAGCATCCTTCTGGCCGGCCGCTCCATCACAAATCTCGCGCAGTCCATAAAGCCGCTGTTCGGCAAGCTTCCGGGCGATCAGCGGGAAAACGCAATCGATCAGTTCGTACGCACATTAGGACAGATTCAAGGGGAGGTATCCAGATGTCTGTAAAAATCACGGCCCTCGAGGCCGAAAACGTCAAGCGCATCAAGGCCGTCGCACTCACTCCGGCCCCCACCGGGCTCACCCTCGTGGGCGGCAACAACAATCAGGGCAAGACCAGCGTTCTCGACGCGCTGGCATGGGCGCTTGGCGGCGAAAAATTCCGCCCGAACGCCGCCCAGCGGGATGGTGCCGTCGCTCCCGCCCACCTCCGCGTCACTCTCTCCAACGGGGTCGTCGTGGAGCGCAAGGGCAAGAACAGCAGCCTCACCGTCACCGACCCCACCGGCCGCCGCAGCGGCCAGCAGCTGCTGAACGCTTTTGTCGAGCCGCTGGCCCTCGATCTGCCCCGCTTCATGGACGCCAGCGACAAGGAAAAGGCTGACATCCTGCTGCGGATCATCGGCATCGGGAATGAATTGCATCTCCGGGATATGGAGATCAAAAGCATCTACGACAAGCGCACCTTCACCGGCCAGCTGGCCCAGCAGAAAAAGCACTTCGCCGACGAGCTTATCTCCTACCCCGACGCTCCCGAACAGCCCCTCAGCGCCTCTGACCTCATCCGCCGGCAGCAGGATATTCTGGCCCGGAACGGGGAGAATCAGCGCAAGCGCAGCCAGCTTTCTCAGCTGGAAACCAAGAGCCGCACCCTTGCACAGCGCCGGGAGCAGCTGGAAGCAGAGCTTGCACATCTGACGGAAGAGCAGGCCGCGCTGACCACTGACCTCTACGCCGCCCGGAAATCTGCCGAAGACCTTCAGGACGAATCCACCGCTGAGCTGGAAGCCTCTATCCAGAGCATCGAGGAGACAAACCGGAAAGTCCGGGCCAACCTCGAAAAAGCCCGCGCCGAGGACGAAGCCGCCAAGTACGCCAGCGACTACGACAAGCTTACGGATGCCATCGAGCAGAAGCGCAAAGAGCGTCTGGCCCTGCTGAACGGTGCCGACCTGCCCCTGCCGGAGCTGAGTGTGGAGGACGGCGCTCTTACTTATAAAGGTAAGCGCTGGCGGGATATGTCCGGCAGCGACCAGCTCCGGGTGGCTGCGGCCATCGTCCGGCGGCTCAACCCGGACTGCGGCTTTGTCCTTCTGGACAAGCTCGAGCAGATGGACATGACCACGCTGGAAGAGTTCGGCCACTGGCTCGAAGCGGAGGGCCTGCAGGCCATCGCCACCCGCGTCTCCACCGGCAGCGAGTGCCAGATCATCATTGAGGACGGCATGGTCAAGGGTGCTGACCTGCCTGTCCTGTCCGCCGCACCCACGCAGACCAGAACATGGACGAAAGGAGCTTTCTGATGAGCAGCTATTCCGTTACCACCGGCATTCTGAACACCCCGGTCAAGGTCGTGCTGTACGGCCCCGAGGGCATCGGCAAGAGCACATTTGCCTCTCACTTCCCGGATCCCGTTTTCATCGACACCGAGGGCGGCACCAAGCGGCTCAATGTTGCCCGCCTGCCTCAGCCCACCAGCTGGGCCATGCTGCTGGACGAGGTGCGGGCCGTCACCCGGGGCGAGGTTTCCTGCGGTACGCTGGTCATCGACACCGCCGACTGGGCCGAGCGTCTGGCCATCGACGCCATCTGCGCCAAAGCCAAGGTGGACGGCCTCGAGGGCTTCGGCTACGGCAAGGGTTACACCTACGTAAAGGAGGAGTTCGGCCGGCTTCTCGACGCCCTCGAGGAGGTGCTGAACAGCGGCCATCATGTGCTGATCCTCGCCCACGCCGCCATCACCAAGTTCGAGCAGCCGGACGCGGCAGGCAGTTATGACCGCTGGACCATGAAGACCACCAAGCAGACTGAGCCTCTGCTGCGGGAGTGGTGCGATATGCTCCTCTTCGCCAACTACCAGACCATTGTGGAGAAGAGCGGCAGCGGCCCCAATGCCAAGAACAAGGCTACCGGCGGCAAGCGGGTGCTCTACACCACCCATCATGCCTGCTGGGACGCTAAAAACCGCTTCGGGCTGCCGGATGAAGTGCCCTTCGACTACGCCAGCATCGCCCACTGCATCACCGGTCCGGCCTCTGCGCCGCCTGCCGCCCCAAAGCCCGCAGCACCCGCCGAAAAGGACATTCTTCCCCCTCCCAGCGCATCGGCACCGCAGCCCAAGCCTCAGCCAGAATCGCCCCGGGAGACTGTCCCCGAAGCCCTGCTGACGCCCGACCTCATGGCGCTGGGCGTCCCCGAAAAGCTGGCCGCGCTGATGAGTGCCAACAACGTCACACCTGAGGAGCTGCAGTTCGTCGTAGGCAAGCGGGGCTATTTTCCGAAAGATATGCCCATCAGGGACTACCCCTCCGACTTTGTGGAGGGCTGCCTTGTGGCTGCATGGCCGCAGGTGCTCCAGATGGTGCTGGACAACCGGGACCTGCCTTTCTGATTTCTTCCTCTTAGGCTTCCCTGACAGGGGAGCTGGCTGCCGCAGGCAGACTGAGAGGTTCACACATTATTACTTTACTATAAAGGAGAATACTTATGGCTGACATGAATACCACTACCGATCGCGCCCTTGGCTGGGACGACGAATTTACCAACGTCTCGCAGGACTTCGTGCTCCTGCCCGAGGGCGAATACTACTTCGAAGTGACCGGGATGGAGCGCGCCCGCTTCGAGGGCAGCGCCAAGCTTCCGCCCTGCTCGATGGCAAAGCTGACCCTGAAGATCTTCGGCGGCGCTCTGGGCGATACCACCGTCACCCACCGCCTCTACCTCCATACCAAGACCCAGGGTCTGCTGGGCGCGTTCTTCGAGAGCATCGGCCAGTGCAGGAAGGGCGACACCTTCCGCCCCCGCTGGAACGAGGTCGTCGGCTCGAAGGGCCGCTGCAAGCTGGGCGTCCACGATTATGTCAAGAAGAGCGGCGACCCCGGCCAGAGCAATGAAGTCATCCGCTTCCTGCCGCCGCCTGAAGAGAAAGCCGCGCCCTCTCAGGGCTGGACGCAGGGGGCATTCTGATGGGAGAAAAACAGGCTCTGCGCCCCTATCAGGAAGCCGCCCGGAAGAGCATCCACACCGAGTGGGAAAATGGCCGTCTCCGCACCCTGCTGGTGCTGCCCACCGGCACCGGCAAGACCATCGTGTTCGCCTCCGTCGCCGCCGATCAGGTGCGGGCGGGCGACCGGGTGCTCATCCTCGCCCACCGGGGCGAGCTGCTGGAACAGGCGGCAGACAAGCTTCAGCGCTCCACCGGCCTCGTCAGCGCGGTGGAAAAAGCCGAGTCCACCTGCCTCGACAGCTGGTATCGGGTGGTGGTCGGCTCTGTCCAGACCTTACAGCGCACCGCCCGACTCGAGCGCTTCCCCCGGGACTACTTCGGGACGATCATCATCGACGAGGCCCACCATTCCATCACCGACGGCTACCGCCGCATCCTCGACTACTTCGGCAGTGCGAAGGTCCTGGGCGTGACCGCTACCCCCGACCGGGGCGATATGCGAAACCTCGGCGAGGTGTTCGACAGCCTGGCCTATGAGTACAAGTTGACCGATGCCATCAAAGACGGCTACCTCTGCCGCATCATGGCCCAGACCGTCCCCCTCAAGCTGGACATCTCCGCCGTGGGCATGAGCAGCGGCGATTATTCCGTAGGCGAGCTTGGCACTGCCCTTGACCCTTACCTGAGCCAAATTGCTGAAGAAATGGCAGCACGCTGTGCCGGGCGCAAAACGGTGGTGTTCCTGCCCCTCATCAAGACGAGCCAGAAATTCCGCGATCTGCTGAACGCGAAGGGCTTCCGCGCCGCCGAGGTCAACGGCCAGAGCGCCGACCGCAGACAGGTGCTTTCGGATTTCGAAGCCGACAAGTACAACGTGCTCTGCAACTCCATGCTGCTCACCGAGGGCTGGGACTGCCCCAGTGTGGACTGCGTGGTGGTGCTGCGGCCCACCAAGGTGCGCAGCCTCTACAGCCAGATGGTGGGGCGCGGCACCCGTCTCTCCCCGGGCAAGAAAGACCTGTTGCTCCTCGATTTCCTCTGGATGACCGACAAGCACGAGCTCTGCCGCCCCGCCGACCTCGTCTGTGAGGACCGTGCCGTGGCCCGGCAGATGACCGACAATCTGGCCGAGAGCGGCGGGCCGCAGGATATTGAGGACGCCGCCGCACAGGCCAGCGAGGATGTGGTGGCCCAGCGGGAAGAGGCGCTTGCCAAGCAGCTGGAAGAACAGCGCCGCAAAAAGGCGAAGCTCGTTGACCCGCTGCAATACGAGATGAGCATTCAGGCCGAAGATCTCTCCGGCTATGTGCCGGCCTTTGGCTGGGAGGCTGGCCCGCCCAGTGCAAAGCAGACTGCCGCACTGGAAAAACTGGGCATCCTGCCCGACGCCGTGGAATCGGCGGGCAAAGCGGCTCTCCTGCTCGACCGCCTCAGCAAGCGCCGGGACGAGGGCCTGACCACCCCAAAGCAGATACGCTGCCTGGAGAAATACGGCTTCCAGCACGTCGGCACGTGGAGCTTCGAGGCTGCACGGCAGATGATAGACCGCATTGCCGCCGGCGGCTGGCGGGGCGCTCCGAAGGGCGTTGACCCCAAGAACTATATCCCGTCTGCTGAGCCGGTCATCGCAGATGATATGTTACTATGGTAATGCGAATGGAACATGAAAATGACATCAAAGAAGCGCTGGACTTCGTCTCCCCGTCCGCCCTGACCTATGAAGAATGGCTCATGGTGGGCATGGGCCTGAAAGAAGCCGGTCTGCCCGTCGCCGTGTGGGAGCAGTGGAGCGCCCGGGACGGAGGGCGGTATCACAAGGGCGAGTGCATCAAAAAATGGGAGAGTTTCCACGGCAGCTCGAAGCCCGTCACCCAGAGCAGCATCTTCCAGCTGGCCTATGAGCACGGCTGGTCCGGCCCTGCAGGCCATGCGCTGGACTGGGGTGATGAGCTGACCGTCGGTCCGCAGCAGCCCGCACTGGTAGACCCCCGCTGGGTCGAAGAGCAGGAGCTTCACCTTCCCGACACATGGGAGCCTGCCCAGCAGCTCAAACGCTACCTGCAGGCCCTCTTCGAGCCGGACGAGTATGTGGCCTATGTCACCGAGAGCTTCATGGCCGCCGACCGCCGACGCCCGGCGAAAGGCTGCTGGGACAGAACTGCCGGGCAGCTCATCGAAGAGCTGGACGCCTGCGGCGGCGACGTCGGCAAGGTCATGGGCGACTGCGACCCGGAAATCGGCGCATGGATCTGCTTCAACCCGGTGGACGGCACAGGCCGGAAGGATGCCAATGTCACCAGCTACCGCTACGCCCTCGTGGAGTGCGACAACATGGAGCCCGGCAAGCAGCTGGCCGCTATCCACCAGATGGAGCTGCCCTGCGCCGCGCTGGTCTACTCCGGCGGCAAGAGCATCCACGCTATCGTCCGGGTCAATGCGCCGGATTATGCTGAGTACCGCAAGCGGGTCGATCACCTCTACGCCACCTGCCAGAAGAACGGCCTGACCCTCGACCAGCAGAACCGCAACCCTTCCCGTCTCTCCCGGATGCCCGGCATCCTGCGGGCAGGACAGAAACAGGCCCTGCTTGAAACGAATGTCGGCAAAAGCTGCTGGGAGGACTGGTGCGACTGGGTGGAGGCCTGCACCGACGATCTGCCCGATACCGAATGTCTGGCCGACGACTGGGACGACCTGCCTCCGCTGGCCGATGCCCTCATCTCCGGCGTGCTGCGTCAGGGCCACAAGATGCTGCTGGCAGGCCCTTCCAAGGCAGGCAAGAGCTTCGCCCTCATCGAGCTGTGCATCGCCATCGCCGAGGGCAAGACGTGGCTGGGCCGCTTCTCCTGTGCGCAGGGGCGTGTACTTTATATCAATCTGGAACTCGATAGGCCGTCCTGCCTGCACCGCTTCAAGGACGTCTATACCGCGATGGGCCTTGCGCCGGACAATCTGCGGAACATTGACATCTGGAACCTGCGCGGCGCATCTGTCCCCATGGACAAGCTTGCCCCCAAGCTCATCCGCCGGGCAGGCAAAAAGGGCTACACTGCCGTCATCCTCGACCCCATCTACAAGGTCATCACCGGCGACGAAAACAGCGCCGACCAGATGGCAAAATTCTGCAACCAGTTCGACGTGGTCTGCCGCGCGCTGGACTGCGCCGTCATCTACTGCCACCATCATTCCAAGGGTGCGCAGGGCGGCAAGCGCAGCATGGACAGAGCATCCGGCTCCGGCGTGTTTGCCCGCGACCCGGATGCCATGCTGGACATGACTGAGCTGACCATCACCGACGCCATCCGGGAGCAGCTGCACAACAAGGCCGCCTGCCGGGTCATCAAAGCGATGCTGGATAAGCGCGGCCACGCGGACGCCTACGGCCCGGATGACGCCCTCAGCAAGAGCCGGATGCTCACCATCGCCAAAGAGAAGCTTGGCCTCGCCGACCTGCGGGCCATCGATGCCGAAGTGGCTGCGGCTCAGAAGAAAGCCGACAGCATGACCGCCTGGCGCATCGAAGGCACCCTCCGCGAGTTTGCAAGCTTTGCCCCGGTGAACCTCTGGTTTGACTATCCGGTGCATAAGCCGGACAGCGGGCTTCTGGAAGATCTGCAGCCGGACAGCGACTTCCGCACACTGGGCGCAAAGGGCGCGAGCCGCCGCTGGGGTGACAAGGCCAAGCAGTCCAAGGACAGGAAGGCCGAGCTGGACACCGCTTTTGAAGCCTGCATGATGGACGGTGAGGTCACAGTCTACAGCCTCGGCGAGTATATGGATCTGAAGCCCCGCACCGTCAAGAACCGTCTGAAAGAAGACGGGCGCTTCTGGATCGACGGCGAGAAGGTGGGCCGCAAGGAGCCCGGCAGTAGAGGTTAAACGCTCTGTTATATTTGTAATTACATCTTGTTGTAAAAATGCAGAAATAGCCGCTATTTTGCACGACAGCAAAAACTGCAAAAATGCAGAAATAGCCGCTATGACTGCAACATTTGCAGTGCAAAATAGCCTATATATAATAGCATGACTGCACTGCAATGTGTGATGGGGTATCCCAGAGGATGGGGCGACCACAGCCCCCATCCTCTGGGATACCCCATCACGTTGGCCGCTGATACAAAAAAAGAAAACGAGGTACGAAATGACCACACAGTTTTTTATCCCCATGCGTCCGCCCACCACTACCCATAACGCCAAAGAGCTTCATGCCTACATGAAGGGCGGCAAGCCCTGCGCCGTGCTGCATGACAGCCCTGAACTGAAAGCCGCCCGTGCCAAGCTCCACGCCTACCTTGCGCCCCACGCCCCTGAGAAGCCCATCCCGGCGGGCCGTCCGGTGCGTCTGCTGGTCAAGTGGATGTTCCCCGCCGAGGGCCGCCCGGACGGCAGCTGGCGCACGTCCAAGCCCGACACTGACAATCTGGAAAAAGCCCTCAAGGACGAGATGACCCGCCTGCACTTCTGGCACGACGACGCCCAGGTGTGCAGCGAGATCGTCGAGAAGTTCTGGGCCGACATCTGCGGCGTGTTCGTGCAGGTGGAGGAGCTGGCATGACCTATGAGGAAAAGATAAGCTGGCTCTCCCGCTATCGGGAAGCCGAAAAGCTCTACCAGCGGCTCTCCTACCGGCTGGCAGAGGCACAGGAAGCCACCCGGCACATTACCCAGAATCTCAGCGCCGCGCCGGGAGGCAGCAAAGATGGGCAGAGCCTCGCCCGGGCAGTAGAGCGCCAGGAAGAGGCTGAGCGCCGCGCCTACGCGCAGCTGGCAGTTCTTGATGCCTTGTTTGCGGAGATCGATGCCGTGCTTGTGCAGCTGGACTCCGCCGAATACTGCGCTCTTCGCAAATACTATCTGGACTGCCTGAAATGGGAGCAGGTAGCCGCAGACATGAATTTCACTTCCCGTGGCATTTTCGCCCTGCGCCGCCGGGCCATTGAACACCTGAAACTCTGAAACTGTGCAGTATCCGTTCATTGTGCGTTCACTTTCTTCCGGTGTAAAATGATACCATCGGCAGAGCCGGAAAGGCCACCGATACACGCAGCCTCCGCACCATGTCCTCCTTGACGCTTGACCGCATGGTGTGCGGGCTGCTTCTATTATGCCGCCTGAGCGCAATTTGGTGCGCGGCGCGTGTGACCAGACACGGCCGGTTCGATTCCAAGGGCGGCACCATGACGCTGCGCCCCGCCGCAGCAACAGCCTGACGCATGGCCTGCGAAACCGCTTGGGGCTGGCGTGCCGGATGGGAGTCCCTCCTTCTCCCCGTGAGAGTCCGGCACACCACCGGAGGCCCCGGAATCCGCAGTGGGTTCAAGGATACCCCACCGGATGTGCGTCAATCACCCTGCACAGAAATGTGCGGGGATTTTTTATGCAGCTTCTGCCGTTCGGAAACCCCGGGCGGCTTTACTTTTGCACCGGAGAGGTGGTGACGTGTCGCGTGAAGATGGATACAAAAATCTGGTGCCGATGGACCAGCGAAGCAAGGACGAAGCAAGGTCGTTGGGACAGCAGGGCGGCATCGCCTCGGGTGCGGCACGCCGCCGCAAGCGCTCCATGCGGGAGGCCGCCGACTACTACCTGAGTCTGCCCGAAACTGACCGCCGCCGGGTGAACGCTATGCTGCGGGACGCCATCGACCCGGCGGACATCGATAACCAGATGGCCGTCGTCATGGGCGTCACCGAGAGGGCCAAGCGCGGCGACCCGCAGGCGGCGTCGGTGCTGCTCAAGATGCTGGGCGAGGATACCGTGCAGGAGGACCCCGCCGCAGATGCTCTGGCAAAAGCGAAGGAACTGCTGGGAGGCGTGGACAGTGCCATTGACTGAATTTCAGCAGGAATATCTGCGCAACTGCAATCACCGTTGGAATGTCAAGACCGGGGCGACCCGCTCCGGCAAGACCTATCTTGACTGCGCCGTCACCATCCCGAAGCGGATCTGCGCGGCCCGGGGCGAGGGCCTGCTGGTCATGCTGGGCAACACCCTCGGCACGCTGGAACGCAACGTGCTGGAGCCCATGCGCGGCCTCTGGGGGCCGGAGCTTGTGGGCGTCGTCCGCACCTCGGCCTCCGGCAACATCGTGCAGCTCTTCGGCCATAAGGTCTATGTCCTCGGTGCCGACAACAAAAAGCACATTGCCCGCATTCAGGGCGCGGCCTTCGAGTATGCCTACGGCGACGAGATCACCACATGGGACGAGGGTGTGTTCCAGATGCTCAAGAGCCGCCTGTCCTGTCCGCACAGCCATTTCGACGGCACCTGCAACCCGGAAAGCCCTTCCCACTGGTTCAAGAAATTCCTCGACAGTGACGCGGACATCTACTGCCAGGCGTACACCATCGACGACAATCCGACTCTCCCAGCCCAGTTCGTGGCCGACCTGAAAAAAGAGTACACCGGCACCGTCTACTATAACCGTTTCATCCTCGGGCAGTGGATGGCGGCCAACGGCGTTATTTACCGCCTGCTGGCCGACAGCCTCGCCGCCGGGGATGGGCGTTTTTTCTGGCCCGCCGAGAAGCAGCTGCACCCGTGGCGGATCCGGATTGGCGTGGACTTTGGCGGCAATGGCTCGAAGCACGCTTTTGTGGCGACCGCCATTCTGCCGGGCTGGTCTGGTGTGGTGGGGCTGGCGTCCCAGCGCATCGACCCGGTGGCGCAGGATGCCGACTTTCTGGCCGACAAGCTCATTGAGTTCTGCATCGCGGTCTTTGCCCGGTATGGGGAGATCCAGTACATCTTCTGCGACAGCGCCGAGCAGACCCTGATAAACCACATCCGTTCCCGCCTGCGCCGATGCAAGCTGAGCTGGCTTGCTGACCGGGTGGAGAACAGCGCTAAGATAAAAATCACCGACCGCATCCGCCTCACCTGCATCCTGATGGGCGGCGGACGCTTCTGGCTCATGCCGGAAGCTGCCACCCTGCGGGATGCCCTCGCTACGGCCCTTTACAGCGGCAAACATCCCGGCGTAGATGAGCGCCTCGACGACGGCAGCACCGACATCGACACACTGGACGCCTATGAGTACACCATCGAGCGCGATTTCAAGAGGTTGACGAACACATGAACATCACCGATTTTCTGGATCATCTGCATAAGACGCGCGGATGGCAGCTGGATGCTGATTACTACAGCCACATCGAGACATGGCGGCAATGGTGGAAAGGCAACGTACCCGGCGTTCATACCCGCGCCGCCGAGTATGCCGACGGCACCAAAAAGCGCACCATTGCCTCCCTGCGGATGCCCAAGCGGGTGTGTGAAGACTGGGCAAATCTGCTGCTGAACGACCGCACCACCTTCCAGATCTCAGACGCGGCCACCGCCCGGTATCTTCTGGGCGACGATGAGCAGCAGGTGGGCGGACTGCTCCGCGACCTGCACTTCTGGACAAACGCCAACGCGCTGGTCGAGAAAGCGTTCTGGTCCGGCACAGGCGCTTTTGTTTTGAGCGTCGAGAATATGACCGTCGTGAACGGCAAGGCAGTCCCCAGCCCGGACGTCCGGCTCAGGCTGGACTACGACCCGGCCCCCTGCATTCTCCCCCTGCGGGTGGAGCGGGGCGTCGTGACCGAAGCGGCCTTTGTCTCCGAGTGTCTGATGGACGGCAAGCCTGCCATTTACTTACAGACTCACACCGGCAACGAAAAGAAGCGCACCATCCGCAACGAATGGTTCCGCGTCACCGACTCCATGTCCGGCACGCCGGTGTTTTCTCCGGTCGAGAAGCCCCCGGAAGGCACGATGGAAAGCGTCACGGTAGAGGGCTCCCCGCCCTGGTTTGCACTGTTCAGCCCGGGAGCTGTCAAGAACCTCGACGGCGGCAGCGGGCTGGGTATGAGCGTCTTTGCAGAGGCGCTGGAAGAGGCGCAGGGCGTGGACCTTGCCTTTGACAACTACCGCGAGGACATCCGCCTCGGCCACAAGAAGATATTCTACAGCGCCGACATCTGCCGCAAGGTGGTGGACGATAAGGGAGTGGAGCACTCCATCCCGCCGGACGACGATGTTGTGAGCCAGTTTGTGCATCTGCCCGGCAAGGAAAGCAGCCTCGACCAGTCCAGCGAGTACCATGAATACAACCCCGACCTCCGCGTGGAGCAGAATCACCGGGCCGTGCAGGATATGCTGAACCTTTTCTCCTTCAAGTGCGGGCTGGGCTGTCACCGGTACAATTTTGAGAACGGCAAGGTCACAACGGCCACCGAGTACAACGGAAGCCGACAGGACTTGATCGCCAGCGCCAATAAGAACCAGATACCCATTGAGGGCGCTCTGATCGCCATCACCCGGGCCATCCTCTGGGCAGCAAAGGAGCTGCAAAAGGCCGCAGTCGTCCCCGACACCCCTATCTCGGTAAACTGGGACGACAGCTACATCACCGATGCCGAGACCCGCATGACCCAGATGAGGGATGACGCCCTCAGCGGCTTACTCCCCCGCTACAAGTATCTTTCGGCCCGGTACGGCATCTCCGAAGAGGATGCCCGCCGGCTGGCGCAGGAAGCCAAAGACGAGAACCGCCAGCCTGAGCTGACCTTCGGCGGGGGTGCCTGATGCTGGCCCCGGACTACCTCGACCATGCCCCGGACGCCCTCGTGGCCCTCTGGCAGGAGGTGGAGGATACGATTCTCCGGGACGTGGCCCGGCGCATCGGCAAGATGGACGCCCTGACGCCGACGGCAAACTGGCAGCTCTGGCGCTACCAGCAGACCGAGGCCGTCCGCAAGGATGTGGTGAAGCTTCTGGCCCAGTATACCGGCAAGAGCGAGGCCGAGATCCGCCGCCTGATGAAGGAGGCCGCGACCGCCGCACTGGAAGCCGAGGATGAGATCTATTACCATTACGGGAAAGAGCCAACGCCCTTCGAAGAATCGACACCGCTCCAAAACCTGCTCAACGTGGGCTATCGGCAGACGGCAGGCAGCTTCTCCAACCTCACCGCCACCACGGCAAACACCGTCTCCGGGGCTTTCGAGCAGGCGCTGGACAGGGCGTGGCTCCAAGTGAGCAGCGGCGCGTTCGACTACAAGACCGCTGTCAAGCGCGCGGTGGACGGCCTTGCCGACTCCATGCCCTACGTCACCTACCCCAGCGGCCACAGAGACACGCTGGAGGTGGCCTGCCGACGTGCCGTGCTCACGGGCGTGAATCAGACCGGCGCAAAGCTTCAGGAGGCCCGGATGGACGAGATGGGGGCCTCTTTTGTCGAGGTGACGGCTCACGGCGGGGCACGCCCCAGTCATGCCGTGTGGCAGGGCAAGCGCTACCACCGGGGCGGGGTTGTGGACTACTTGGGCCAGCACTACGAAGATTTCGAGTCGGCCACCGGCTACGGCACTGGCGCGGGGCTTTGCGGCTGGAACTGCCGCCACACCTTCTTCGTGGTGTTCCCGGAGCTGGGCAGCCCGCCCGCATGGACGCAGGAAAGCCTCGAAGCCCTCAACGCCCGGGACATCGAGTACGACGGCAGGCTCTACACCCGCTACGAGATCAGCCAGATGCAGCGCGCCCGGGAGCGGGCCGTCCGCAAGTGGAAACGCCGGTATCTGGCCGAGGTCGCCGCCGGGGCTGACACCACCGCCAGCACCGTAAAGCTGAGGCAGGCCCGGCAGAGCCTTGCAGACTTCACTCGGGCCACCGGCGGCAGAGTGGACAGCGCCCGGACAAGCGTGCATGGGTTCGGGCGGAGTGAGGCAAGCAGGGCCAGCTATGCAGCCCGGAAACAGGAGCGGTTCAATGCTGCAAATACTGAGTTGCAGCAAATGCGGGAAGCTGGTACAATAAAGGCGAAAGGTCGGCTCATTGAATCCCCGTCTGCTCCAAATGAGATAAATTTTGCAAGCGACCACGTCTTGCAGCGCTGGGCTGAACGCGGTATGGGGCCAATGGATGCCGAACGCATCATCCGCTCCTCTAAGGTCGCAATGTCCCAGCGAAACGGTACACAGACCTGTTATTACTCTGAGCTGGGCTTTGTCGCCATCGGACAAGATGGCAATGTATCCAGCATCGGCCCGCTGGATGAGGGCGGAAAGAAATTGATGGAGGTGGTCAAAAAGCATGGAATTCCGCATTAGTGATGATGTGAAGCTTGAAGAATGGTTTTGTCCCATTTACAACCGAAAAATCGACTGCGGCTTATGCTTCGACATTTCCAACATCGGCGATGACATTCTTTGCCTGAAGGGCGACGATAAGCCGCCTTGCAGCTGGGATGAAGCCCACAAAAGCTGTCTCAAGTGTCAGCACTATGCTGACTGGGACTAACAACCAAATACCGCGAGCGTCTTTGCCCATCCGGGCAGGGGCGCTTTTTTCATGCCGTATTCGCTCAGATGGCAGAGCACCGGTCTCCAAAACCGGCTGTCGCAGGTTCGAGTCCTGCATACGGTGCCATCGCGGCGGGCAGCGCGTACCCTGCCCAGCAACATGCGGAAGGCGAACCGCGTCAACAAACCGTAGTTTCACCCAAAGAAAGGGGTTTCATTTATGAAGCGTGAAGACGTAAAAGCAAAGATTCCCGGCATCACCGACGAACAGCTCAACTGGCTGATGAGCGAAAACGGCGCTGACATCAACCGCGAGAAGACCGTCGCCGAACAGTTCAAGACCCAGTTCGAAAACACACAGGCCCAGCTCAAGACCGCGCAGGACGGCCTCGCCAAGTTCGACGGCAAGAAGACCCCGGACGAGTACGAGGCCGAGCTGACGAAGTTCCGGAGCGATATGCAGGCACAGGCAGACGGCTTTGCTTTCGACTCGGCCCTGAACACCGCCATCATGGGAAAGAAGGGCCGCAGCGTCAAGGCCGTCCGCGCCCTGCTGGACATGGAGGCCCTCAAGTCCTCCAAAGACCGCACCACCGACATCGACAAGGCGCTGGAAGAAGCCGCAAAGGCCAACCCCTGGGCTTTCGGCGAGGCCGCAGAGGGCGGCAGTGTCCACGTTTCCAGCGGCGCAGAGCACGGCACTCCGCCCACCGGTGACACCGATGCTGTCACCGCTGCCTTCAAAGCGATGAACCCCGGCATCAAAATCGACTGATAGAAAGGAAACATTATGGCACACGAAGCACAGGTTCGTTATTCCAAGCTGGTTGACCTCAAGCTCCGGGCAACGCTGGTCAAGAAGGTCGGTGTTATCTGCAACAGCCGCTATGAGGGCAGCCCCAAGGCCGGCTCGGTCAAAGTCCCTGTCCGCGACACCGAAGTTGCCGTGAACGACTACGACAAGCAGACCGGCGCAGAGCTGACCGGCGGCGATACCACCTATCTTACCGTCAACATCGACAAGGACAAGGCCGTCAATGAGATCATCGACGGCTTCGACGCCGCCAGCGTCCCCGACGATCTGGTGGCTGATCGTCTGGACAGTGCCGGTTATTCTCTGGCGCTGCAGGTGGATTCTGACGGCTCTGTGGAGTTGACCACCGCAGGCACTGCCTTCGGCACCACCACCGCCCTGACCGAGAAGACCATCTACGGCAACATCGTGGACGCCCGCACCAAGCTCTCCACCGTCCATGTCCCTACCGAAGGCCGCTGGCTGCTGGTCTCCCCCGAGATCTATGGTCTGCTGCTGAAGAGTCCCGAGTTCATCAAGGCGTCTGACCTTGGCGATGCTGTCGTCCAGACCGGCGCTGTGGGCCGCATCGCTGGCTTCACCGTCTTTGAGGATTCCACCCTCGGCGAAAACGTGGAGTACATCGCCGGTCATCCCAACTGGTTTGCCTTCATCGACGAGTGGGCCGTCCCCGTCTATGTGCAGGATCTCAATGGTTCCAGCAAGTACATCGGCGCGTCCGCAGTCAAAGGCCGCAAGGTCTACGCCTTCAAAGTCACCAAGCCCCAGACCATCCTCATCAAGAAGAAAGCGTGACCGAACCTCTCAGTCTGCCTGCGGCAACCAGCTCCCCTAACAGGGGAGACTAAAAGGAGCTGATTTTTTTGAATTACTGCACCTATGACCAGTATGCGGCGGCAGGCGGCACGCTGGATGAAGCCGCCTTTGCTCCTTTGGCCGCACGGGCGTCCCGGCTCATCGACCGGATGACCTTTGGCCGGGCCGAGCGTCACGCGGCAGTGTGCGAAGGCTGTGCAGAGGCGCTGGCGGACGCCTGCATCCAGATCATCGACGCAGCGAACGCCGTGCAGAGCGCTTGCACGCCGCCCGGCGTGTCCAGCGTCTCCAACGATGGCGTGTCCATGACCTTCACCTCCGGCGCACTGGCCGAACGGCTGGCGGCAGAGGCGCAGGACATCCTCGCCAACACACTGGGCAGCGACCCGCACAATCTGCTGTATCGGGGGTGTTTCTGATGCAGACCCCCGTCACCGTCGTCATGCTGCTGCACGACACGGCCACCGAAGCCGACCAGCCGGTCTGCAAGGTGCTCACGGGGTGCAGCTGGCGGGAGACGCGCCGCACCTCGGCCTCCGGCGACCCTCAGAGAGTCGTCCATATCCGCCTCCCGCCTGCGCCGGGCTATCTGCCCTATCCCCAGTGGGCGCGTTTGCCCCCGGCAGAAAAAGCCGCGCACTGGACGCTCAAGCGGGGCAGCAAGCTCCTCTGCGGCGCTGTCCGCAGCCTGACGGAGGCCGAATACGCCGCCCTCGAAAAAACGCACATCTGCTGTACGGTGGCGGATGTCTCGGACAACCGGGGCGTCCCGCTGCCGCATTTTCATGTGGAAGGGAGCTGACACCTCATGTCCAAGCCCATTTTTGACCAGCCCTACGGCCTGAAATATCAGGTGGACGGCATCCGGATGGAGCTGAGCTGGCGTCCCGACTTCGGCGCAGAAAAGACCGCCGCCCTGCAAAAGGCCCAGTTCGCCCTTGCGCAGGAGGCCGCGCGGCTCATCGACAGCTACGTCCCCTTCGACACCGGCCAGCTGAAAAACAGCGTCCAGACCGCTTCCAAGTACGACGAGGGCCTTTTGGTGTACAACACCCCTTACGCCCGAAAGCAGTATTACCTCCATGCCGAGGGCACCGACCTGCGCAGCTGGCACGGCGCTTATGATGAAAGCGGCACCTGGCAGGAGGACAAATACAAGGGTCTGCGCGGCTCCTACTGGGGCCAGCGAGCACTTGCCGATGTGGGCGAACATCTGGCCCTTTTCGGTGCAAAGGCCGTCGCGACTTTCTGGGGAGGGATGGGACACTTATGAGCGAGAAAGCCACCATCACGGCCATGCGGGAGTGGCTCAAGACCTGCCCCCTCATCGCCGAGGAGCAGAGCGAAAACGGCGCGGCCTTCCGCATTTCCGGCCTCTCGCCGGAGCCTGTAGCAGAGTTTTCCATCGAGGACAGCCCCACCGACCCGGTGACGGCTGTTTTCTTTTCCGGTCGCAACCTCGCCAAGAGCTATATCTTCGTTTCCCGCCGCGACTACAGCGAGGCCCAGAGCGTCCAGATCGCGAACAGCGGCTTTTTTGAGCAGCTGACCGAATGGGTGCTGGCCCAGAACGACCGGCATCATCTGCCCCGGCTGGATGGCCGCAAGGAAGCGCTGCGCGTTTCAGTGACGTCCAGCGGCTACATCGTCACGGCCAGCGCGGGCAGCTGTAAGATGCAGATGCAGCTCCGGCTCGAATATTACCAGCCCAAGGGCTGAAACGAAAGGAGTTTTTTCTATGACTGTTACCGAAACCGTCAAGCTGTCGGGCCTGACCCCCAGCGCCGACTATACCGGCGTGGAGACCACCGACGACTTCCTGCTGGCCGTCCAGACCGAGGCCAGCCAGACCGACGTGAAAAACTGGGTGGTCTGTGCCGACCACGTGCGGGAGCACAGCGGCGCACTGAACGCCTCCACCACGGACAACACCTATATCCGCACCGGCCCTGTCACCACCAAAGGCAGTGTCCAGCGCACCCTCTCCATTCAGGGCGACCGCTACGTGGGCGATGCTTTTCAGGACTTTCTGCTCTCCCACAAGATCGCGTTCGGCTCCGGCCAGAGCGTGGTGGTGCCTTATGTTTACTTCTCTCTCCGCACCGGCAAGGGCGAGAAGGGCGAAGGCGCGCTCATCCTGACCAGCGATGTGGGCGGCAGCGCCGGCGCGAATGCCACCTTTGCCGCCGATTTCAAGGGCATCGGCACCCCGGCTGAGTTCGACTATAACACCGCCATCGCGGGCTGAGAGAAAGGAGTACCGATAAATGCTGATCCATGGACAGGAATTTGATTTTTCGCTTCTGAACGCCAACGACCTCGACCGTCTGGAGGACGCACTGGACGAGATGACCCGGGAGGGCGAGGCCGAGACAGCCCGGTGCGAACGGGAGAATGTCCGCCTGGGCGACCGTCTCCGCGCACAGGCCCGCGTCTCCATGCGCGGCCTCGACAAGATCTTGGGCGCAGGGGCATCCGCCCGTCTGGGGCTGAACGAAAACGATGTCAGCCGTCTGTACGACGTTCTCGACGAGATCACGCAGGCAGCCGCTGCTGAGAAGGCTCGTTATTCCCGTCCGGCGGCCGTCCCCCAGAACCGCGCCCAGCGCCGGGCTGAGAAGCGCAAGAAGGACAAGCACAAGCCTCCTGTGAACTATCCGGGCCAGCCGGTGTCCCGGAGCGAGGGCTTCTACCCGCAGGCTGTCCCCGCCGCCCAGATGGTGGAGCGGGTGGACAAGGCCGCACGCCGCAAGCAGCTGCTGGATGAGCTGGCTGCTCTGGAAAATGGCTGACATCCTGCTGGACAGGCTGCCCCGCGCGTGGGCAGGCAGGCCCATCGACTGGGATTTCCGGCCTATGGTCTGGTTCAACGGGCAGTATCTCCGACTCCCGGAGGACGAAAAGGGCCTGCCTGAGCTGGCCCGGGAAACCATGCGCCGGTTTTACCGCGTGGCCGTCCCGCCGGAGGAAGAGGTGGACGCTTTCAAGGCTCTGGTGGAGTTCTACACCGCGGGCCCGGCAGAGGCCGACCGCCCCGGCAGCAGCCGCACCGAGGAGCTGGCGCTGGACTACGTCACCGACGGCCCCGCCATCGTGGCCGCGTTCCAGCAGGCATACGGCATCGACCTCACCCGGGCAAAGCTGCACTGGTGGCGGTTCAAGGCCCTCATGTCCAACCTGCCCGAGGAGACCCAGCTGGTGAAGATCATCGGCTTCCGGACGGCTGACCCTGCGCAGTTTCAGGGCGAAGAGCGGGAGCGGCGTGCCGAGCTGAAGGAACGCTTCGCCCTGCCCGCTGCCCTGCGGAAAGGAGGCGGTCGCATTGTCACCCTGCAAGACCGCAACGAAGCCTTTGCGGCCCGCTTCCGGCGCTGACCGCGCCCCGGTGCTCTGCCCCCTGTGCGGTCGGCCTCTGCCGGTCTGGGCCATCCCGGAAGCCAGCGCCCGGGGCATCTGGGTCAAATGCAAGAACCCGGCCTGCCGCAAAGAAATCGAAATAAAACTCTAAGCCTGTGCCACTGTGCCTGCGCTCTTTTTCACAGAAAGAGGTGGACACCGTGGCCGCAGATTTTTCCATCACCGGCGAAGTAAAGCTCAACAGTGACCCGGCTGAGAAAGCCACGAGCAAGTGGACCGTGGCCGCAGGCCAGCTCATCGCGGACTTTGCCAAGAAAGCCGCATCCAGCCTGCAAAGCGTGGTCAAGTCCGGTCTGGACTACAACGCCCAGATGGAAAGCTATCTGACCAACTTCAAGGTCATGCTGGGCGACGAACAGCTTGCCGCCGAGAAGCTGGAAGAGATACGCCGGATGGCCGCAAGCACGCCCTTCTCCCTGTCCGACCTGACCGAGGGGACCCAGACCCTCTTACAGTTCGGCGTCGCGGCGGACGACACCACCCCCGAGGCCGCAGACGCGGCAGAGGAGGCGTGAATATGGCGCTGGGAAGCGTAAGTATATCCACCTTTATCCCGGGGGAGTTGGAGGATTTAACCGGCACAGTTAGTATTATCCCGTTTACCCGGGCGGAAATCGAGCGGCTAGCAAACAAGAAAGCGTACCCGAACGGCAAGGTGGTGTGGGCTGGAACGCTGTCACCGACCTACAACTACTCGTCATCTGTCAGTTTACCAAGTTCCGTTGATTATGTAATCGTTAATAATTATTACAAGCTCACTAAAGGTAACAGCTGTTGGGTGAGCGGCACAACTACATCTGGAAAAAGTTCCGGCAGCACAGTAACTTTCAGTACTTCTGGATCTCTAAGTGCTTCCCACCACACTGACACTACTGGCGGAAGCCACTATTTATATATCAACTGCGCCGGCTACCAGTATTGCTAAAATGAAAGGACGATGAAAATGCCTATCCGTGAATATACCCTGAGCAAAGACGGCACCCGCCAGCTCTCCCCCGGCTTCCGGGTGCGGGAGTTTGCCTGCACCGGCTCTGACACCGTCAAACTGGACGACGAGCTTGTGGTGCTCTTGCAGTGCATCCGGGAGCATTTTGGCAAGCCGGTGCATATCACCAGCGGCTACCGCACCGCCGCCCACAACGCCGCCGTGGGCGGCAGCAAGTCCAGCCAGCACCTGCTGGGTCGGGCAGCGGACTTCTACGTCAAAGGTGTGCCGGTGGCGACTGTCGCCGCCTACGCTGAGACCTTGCTTCCCGGGCGCGGCGGCATCGGGCGCTACCCGAAGGACGCAAAGCACCCCACCCGCAAGACCGGCTGGGTGCATATCGACACCCGGGCGAATAAGAGCCGGTGGAGTATGTGAGGGGGTGATTCCGATGCAGTTCATCCTCGAATACTGGGCACAGTGGGCTTTCGCGCTGATGGGCGGGGCCGTCCTCGCAGCCATTCCCAAGATCAAAGCCCTCTGGCAGGCCGTGCTGGCCCTCCTGCATGACCGAATTTACACCGAGTGTTACCACTTCCTCAGCCTCGGCCATATCACCCCCGACGGCCTGCGCAACCTCACCTACCTCTACAAGACCTATCACACGATGGGCGGCAACGGCACCGGCACGGAGCTGTACAACCGCGCCAAGGCCCTACCCATCCACGACTGACCGCCCGGCCTCGCCGGGAGAAAGGACACCATATGAACGCACATATCACCACCCGCACCGTCTCCGCTGCCACCATCGCCCGCACCGCCGTGCTGGCGCTGGCCCTCATCAACCAGATCCTGAGCGCCGCAGGCAAGCCCGTGCTGCCCATCGAGAGCGCCCAGCTCGAGCAGCTCATCTCCACCGGCTTCACCACCGTGTCTGCGCTGGTCAACTGGTGGTTCAACAACTCCTTCACCAAGGAGGCCATTCAGGCTGACGCTGAGTTTGAGCGCCTGAGGAAGAGTGTGTACTAATCTACTTATTTTCTCCATCATATACCATAGTATAGCAAAACCCTCACCAAACAGCCTTTGGCCTGCTTGGTGAGGGTTTTTG